TCAGACAACTGATCCATCATTTGTTTGATTTGGTCCACTACTGTCCCTCCTTAGGGTCAGTTAGGATAGGGCTTTTCCCCATCTCGCTGATCAGTCGAGGCTGAGGGACTCGCGTACGCAATAAATGCGTGGAGGCACTCCACCTAATACTGAATACTACATTAGTTCTTATAGTGTGATTTTCTTTTTTACACTATTTTTATGCATCAGGTAAGCAACCTAAGTAACTTAGACATTTGACTAGATATCTCACTCTGGCTGTATACCTCTTGGCCTGAAATAAAACTCTTTATCTCCTGGGTGGCAATATCCGCGTCCTTTTTACCAATTTTGTCCTCAACCCTAGTAATCATCTTTTCCATAAGATCCTGTAGGGCAGGGGGTACATCGCTAAATCGAATCTTTTGAGCATCCTCGCCGAAGGCAAAAGGCAGATTAGCAATAACCTTGCCTAACTCTCCAGCACTCTCTCTAACATTGCCTATAGCCTCAGCGTTAAGCGCTCCTGTATCTAATCTATCTACAATATCTAGCAAATCGCCAGCAGCCTTGGCTGCTCCAGCATAGTCACCAGTATTATCTAGATTGTCAACTTCTTCAATCTTCTTTAGTACAGCGTCTGACCCAGCATCACCTAAGTTCAATTTCAACCGAGCAAGCACTTGTCGAAACTTCCCCGTGGCATCACGAGGTTGGGTTTTAGGTGTGTATTTAGATCTGGAATCTTCCGCGTCTTGCTTACTCTTAACTTCTTTTTTTAGTATATCTGTTTCTTCATCTGTAAGACCTTCTAGGTCTTCTTTTGTTAAATCAGGTGTGGTAATAGCATCATCTTTAACGTTATTGACCGTAGCGGCACCAGCAACAACTGATTCAACAATAGAGATTCTTGCTCGTAAACTAGCAGAAATGCTATCTACATCCTCTATAGATGCTTCTTTCCAGTTCTCTGGAATTAGGTCTTTACGATCTAGTTGACGAGCCATCTTCACAATATGACGGCGAACTAAACCACGTTTTCCTGGCTTAGAACGTCCATATGCTTGAACAGCATTCTTTAAATCAGAGACATTTCTAATAGGGAATGAGCCATCTGGAAGTGCTTTTTTATCTTTTGCTAGTTCCATACGTTTTTTACGAGTAATAACTGCTAACTCTGCTTCTGAGTTATCAAGAGTCTGAAGCATGTAAGAAGAAGACTCTTCCTTCATCTTATTTACTCTAGTAGATAGCTCAGCTGCTTTAATAGCAGCAGTCATTGCTCTCATTCTATCTTTAGCACTATTGCTAGCGGCAATTAGTGGTGCTTCTAATTTATCAATTCGAGTATTTAGTTCTGCTAGAGGGTCATGCTTTAACTGAGCAAGAACACTTGCACCAGCAGCAACAAGAGCCATAATTTGACCTGATGCAACACGAGCACGGGCAATTGGGAAGCCAGGAACATTTACCTGACAGATTGCTACAAGTTCTAGAGAACCCTTAATTGGTCTCCAATCTCCTGACGGAGCAGAGGCACGTAAAGCACGAATTTGTTCTGGAGTTGTTCCAGGGCGAAGTGCTCCTGAAACCCAGATGCCATAAGCATCTTCTCCAGCATGTACATCTGCAATTGCAGACGCTGTGTCATCATAATGACGAACTGCTTCTGAAGCACTGGCTTCAAGAGAAGCGTGTCCTCCAGCTAAAGTTAATTGTCCGACTGGAACATCTGTTCCGTCTTCAGTACGTACAGCACCAGTATGGAAGTATGCATAATTACTCTTGCTCCGTGGCGGACGAGTTCCGTAAGACATTCCGATATGGTCTACATGCCATGCAGCAATGTGTCCATACACCTGACCTTCATCAGTCACAGTTAGCGCAGTTGGTTTTTTTAATTTTGGATTATTAAACCAATCTTTTGGTGGAGTAACTGGAATCATTCCAGCCACAATTCCACAAGCCACTAACGCTGATGCGTCGAGAGGATTTAATCCTTCGACATAGACTCCATCAGAGATCACTTCTTCCTCCTGCTTTTCTCCGCTTTGATCTGCGAGTTCTACTCGACACTCTTGAAAAGCGGGCTTAGGGACGAGAGTTACAGCCATAACTCTTGCCTTAGTTATATTCATTTTACCTGCTCCAACTTTTTTGTTAGAGTCATTTTCAGCATTTTCATCTTCTTCATCTGCTTCAAACATGTCCATATCAGCAGAAACTCCACGAATGAAGCCACCACGAACTAGTCTTTCCGCTTCTTTTCCGTACTCTCCAGTATCAAAATACCCTCTGGCATTTCCAATACCTTGGTCTACTCTTTCCATTGAAAGAATTGTTCCAATTACAACTGATCCAGAATGACCTTCGCCAGTCTTAATTTGCCACAAAAATGGAAGAGGAAGTTCACGCATAGTGATAGCGCCTTTTTCAAATTTACGACCATCTCCAGATTCGATGTCTTCTGGAATTACTAAAGGAATAACAAACTCTGATCCTCTAGTTTCTTCTACTTCTGCTCCTGCTAAGACAACTCTGCTTCTTGCATTTGCTGCTCTTGTTTTAAGAGAAGTTGCTTCGAGTATGGCTTCAGAAGGAAGTATAAAATCTGTGCTAAACGCGTCTGCTCTAATCCCTTTTTTTCCATAAAGTTGACGATGCTCCTTATCTCCAGTCCACATGCCAGTTGCTTCTTTATGACGCAACGCGCAGTAACCTTTTGCTCGAGGACCCATGTATTTAGAGAGTTGGCGAACGCAGCGGGTCCAATCACCTTTGGTGTTCCAACGAATTTTTGCTGCGCCTTTTCCATATAACCAATAGCGACGAAGGTTCTCGGCGTTACCTTTATTTCGGTCAACTCCTCCAGCAGCAATTAAAGAAGAAATTATTGAATCTGTAATGTAGGCAGATGCAGTTTTAGCAGCAGAATCTATTTGCTCTAAAACTATTTTTAAAGTGTCATCGTCTAATACAACAACAGGTGGTGGAGTAGGGCTCTTTAAATCAAAAAGAATTGCTTCATCTTTTACCCAAGCCCCTGGCTTACGCTTCCATGTTGAAGTTGCAACAGAGTCTTTGCTCTCTGGAATTAAAGAAACTAAATCCATAACTGCCTGAGGGTCATCTGGTGAAACAATTGCCATGTAAATTGGAGGAACATCTGAAGTGTCTGGAGTAAGCTCTACTTCAGCATCTGCTGCTGCAATAAATCCTGAAGCCTGGATAGTTGGCTTCTTAACTCTTGCCCAGGATCCGTCTTCTTGCATTACAAATCCTGGAGCAACTACTTTATTTTTTTCTCCGTACCAAGTTGTTTTTCCATCTGAATACTTTGTGCGAACAGAACCATCAACTTTGTCAGTAAATGTTTCTAAAGCCTTACCAGTTTGACCATTTGGTCCAGTCTTCGAACTGTCGTATGAGCCCTTAGGTGGGTTATTAGGGTCTTTAAGTCCAATAGAACCATCTTCATAAAGTGTAAATCCTTTAGGAACAACTTTTCCTCTTTGACCAAACCAGCTATTACCGCTGGCTCCTTTATATTCAACAATTTCTTTTCCTGACCCATCAGTGAACTTTTTAACAACAGAGCCGACTTCTCCCTTATCGTTAATCGAGTCAACAGATTCTCCAGGATAAATTGTTGTAGGTGTACTTCCTTCAGTCGAGTATCCTGTAGGAGGGACGTTAACGTATTTTCCTTTTGAAGGTGTTGTACTTGTTCCGCCTTTAGTAACTGCTGTACCAGAAGACGTGCTTTTCGCAGGTGTAGTGTTAGTAGTTGGTGAAGTCTTTGCAGGTCCACTAATTCCTGGAACAGGTTGTTGATAAGCAGGTGGAACTTTTAGTCCAGGAGAAGGGGTTAAATCTTTAGTTGGTTTGTAGCTTTCTATAGAAGAAGGATCTACATTTGGTCGATACCAAATTGAATTCGGATATGTAGTTTCTCCGTTTACTATAACTTTTTTCTCTAAGAATTTTCTTAAACTTGGGTCGTTATAAGCATTAGGAGTTTTTGTTGGTGTATTAGAGTCAGATGCTACTTCAGTTCTTTTATCAGCACTCCACGATGGAAGATCATTTAATATTGTTTTTACTTGACCAGTACTTAACTGAGGAAGTTTTCCAGGAAGAGAAGCGTAAGGTGAGTCAATAGGAACTCTAGGTTCTCCTAGAATTCCAGTGGTGAGTTTTTTAGTAGATGTTAAAGACTTTTCTTGGGGAAGCGGTTTAAATGTGTCTGCTGACTCCGTTGTGTTTGCAGGTACATCTACAAAGTTACCGTTATCTAACTTAACCTTTACGCTTTGAGTAGCAGGATTAATAGATTGAATTGTTCCTGAGTAATCTTGATTTTTTCCAATAACAACTCTTCCACCAGACTTAGCAAACTTGCCTGTAGCATCTCGTACTTGAGAACTCGCTTTTTTGGAACGCTCTTCTGGGGTGTAATTTCCATCTTGATTTGTTACAGGTGTTCCTAGACCACCCTCTCCCGCCGCAGTAATAGAAGAGTCAGAGAACTCTTCGTATGCACCATAGACATGATCGTCGTAAGAAATTTCATCAATTAACTGCCAATCAATTCCATCCATCTCATCTACAAATATTTGAGACTCTTCTTGATTTACTTGAGATATAGAAATTGATTTCATAGGATTAGAATCTATATTTCCTGAAACAATAATTGCAGTCTCTGTGTCTACAGGAACATGTATTTTCTCAACCATGTCATACGGGTCATCAAGACTCTTATCGTAAGTGTGGAAATCATAGTTAATATTTCCAAGGTCTTCCCACATTGCGTCATCCCAAACAAAAACTAAACCGTCTGGATTTACTTTGTATAAACGATCAATTCCAGTTCCATCTAAACGAATACGAATAAAGAATTGAGGAGCCATATCTTCTGGCAACATCTCTGATTCAATAAAAGAATTAAGTTCTACTTTTTCTGGAGACTCGTAATCAGACATAACAAATTTATATGAAGCAGTAATTGAGTTAGCCTGAGCCTTTTTATTTTCACGAGCAACTATTGCGCTAGCCCAGCGTTCAGCAGCATCTCCACCCCAGAGTGCCCAAGCGATGCGTCCGTTTGAAGGATAGCCAGGTTCTGAAGGTTCGTAACCTTTTCCCTTTTTATCTACTTGATGACGTGGGAAATACTTAGCAATGTGACGAATTTTTCTAATACCAATTTGACCACCGCGAGCAAGAGTTCTGGCAGTATTTAAACCTACAGATGTACCACCACGGTCATGCTTTTTACGCCACTCTAAAGCACGTTTTGCCTCAGATTGAACTGATTTTGGAATCGTATATAAACGGTCATTATTTGAAAAAATTTTTATATCTAAATCTGATATTGCAGCATTTGCTAGTTCGTAGGTTACAGAAGATGGATTTTTTTGATTGTCATCAGGAGTAAAAGAGGCAATAAGAGAATCTGCATAATCAATAGATGAAACTAGATTTCTTTTTTCATCGACAACTACAGCCTTGTTTTCAAGCACAAATAAGGCGTTATTTCCACTGCGACCTATAAATTGCAACTTAAACTCCGTCTCTTTTACTTCTTTGACTCGTACTTTTTTAGCTCGTCCATTCCGATAGCCTCGCTAGAACCTTCGGCTTCGTCATATACGGCTATAAAGGCGGAGTCAACATATATGACCATTAAACCATCAAAATCAAATAGGTCATCCTCGTCAGATAGCTCCATCCAGTCGCCATTGCGTCTATAGAAAGTGCCCTCATCTGATTCATAAATTATTACTGTTACTTCATCAAATTCTGTATCAATGAGTGCATACAAATCTTCAATGTTTTCTGGTTTATCTGGTGTAAAAGCCATAACTACTCCTTTACCTTAGAGTCATCAATCGGACCTCCCGAAACCCATGCACGGCAGGTTCTAGCAGACGCACATTTGAAATCGAATGCTTCGCAGTAACCAAGTTCTCCAGCTTCGTCTATTGCATCAAACTCATCAGACTGATCTTTTCCAGTCAGCCCCTGAGATATGCAATTCTTCATTGATGATGTGATTACAAAGACAGCGCAATTACCGCAGCGTTGTTGCTTTGCAGTTTGTACATCTACGCTCCACTCTGATGCCAGTGCTTGCCAATATTCATCGTTTGGCTCATCTGGGTTTAGCGGACCATACATAGCGGTATCAATAGCATTTTTACGGTTCTTTAGGTTTAAACCAATATCTTGAGTTGCAGGTGGGCAAGACTCAGAAGCTGCTGCTGTAACAGCCTTAGTAATATCTGGATTTCTAAAATACCAAGCATCTTCCGCTGAATACCCTTCTTCAGCAATTGCCTCTTCTAGTGTTTCATAGACAGCATCTGTAAGAGGAACTACATCAAGCATTGACATGTTTTGTGAAGCAAGTAGCGCCCACTCTTCTGGTGTTGTTGGCGGTTGTTCTTCACGAGATAAGAAAAGCTCTATTCTCTTATCATCAAACCCTTCGAACTCGGTAATATCTGGATTCTGTGGAACTGCATAAGCAGCACTATTCTCTGTTGTAACTATAGAAAACAAATGAGCAGCATCTTCAGAGAAAACGTTATTTACGTTGTAGACTCTATATACGTTTATTGCCATGTCGTTGTCTCCTTATAATTTCTTCGCTAAGTTTGATTTCCACTTATCAACATCGATTCCCTTGAGAACAAGAAGTCTATCGATAATTGCTTGCCTATTGGCTGGTTTGACGTCTGATAGATAGTCCCCACGTTCAATTGCTTGAATTGCTTGCAGGACAGTCATATCGATAAGTTCTTTATACGCTGTAGCGCCAATATCTTTAGCAAAAGCCTTATTGATTCGCCCACCATCACGACCATCTCCACCAGTCATATAAGCAAGTGGGTCATTAATTCTGTAGTTATTTTGGAATAGTTGAGCAAAGCCATGGTCAATTGGAAGAATTTGAATCTCTTCACGACCATTTCCATCAACATTTCCTCTATCAATTCCACCTAATAAGAAGTTATGGGTATGTCGGTCTGTATTGAGGATAACTGCATCAAGAACTCCAAAAGCAATTAAATCAGCGATTGCTGCTCGTGCTGCTACGTCTAAGTAGTCCTGACCTGCATTTCCAGCAATCTTAGGGTCTTTTTCAAAATCAAGAGAGTCGCCAGCATTTGTCATAATCAAAACTTGAGCGTCGTTATTGTGCTTGACAACTACTGGAACACCTGAAATTTTTAGAGCGCGGGCTAGTTGATTAGATGCGTACTCGGAGTCAGCAGTATCTAAAGTGCGCTCGCGCTTGAAATAGAAAATCTGACCACTTGCTTTATCAATCAAACGATAGTTGTAGTTAGCATTAATTCCATCGCCAACTCTTTGAATTTTAAATCCAGTAGGTTGCCCATTAATTTCAAGATCTGTCGGTTTATCATTTCCAAGGTTTTGACCAGCATTGAAAACTGCAGCAAAGTCAATATCCTTTAATTGCTCTCCTACAGGTCCTAAATCATCACGATTAGGGTTGAAAGCAAGTTTTTCTTCATGAAGCCCCATTGCCATTCTTGCGTATTCGTTGGCACGAACCTTCTTAGCCTCAGCGCCACCAGCACCAAGATTTCTAATCTCTGAACTAATAATCTGAGAAAGAGCTTGACGAGCATCTACGCTTAGTGATGCTAGTGGTACTTCACCATCTTGTGCAAAGAAGTTTTGCAAGTCATCTTTGTATGGAGCAGCAAAAGCATTGTCGACAAAGAACTGGTCATCGGCAACTAATGCTTTTAAGTTCTGAGCATTCGCTAAATCAAACTTGTTTACTCCGTCAGCGACTCTTTTCTCTTGAAGAGCAATAGGGTCGATAAATGGCATATTTGCTTTACCAAAAGGCTTCTTATTGTTTTTAGCATAACCTTTTACAGATTTTTTAAGTTCTTCTAATTGTTTCTTAATATCAGAAACATCTACAGGCATTCCCTCTAAATAATCAATAGCTTCTGAAAGACTCTTAATATCTGCATAAATAATATCATCGTCAGTTTTGATATTTTTTACGTATAGCAGTAAGTGTCTACGGGCAATACCTAACCTATAACCAGCACCGTCTCTTGCATTATCTGGAAGTCTCTTAGCAATCTCATCAACAACTTCTTTTACATTAGCAGCATTGATTGTTTTAGCGTCAGCAACAACAGCCTCTAAAGGATTGTTGATTTCATCAAACATTTTTCTTTCAAATTCTATTTGAAGTCTTTGTTTTTCTGGTTCAACAATATTTTTTAACTGTTCAACAGCAGCAATTAGGTCATCAGCTCTATCTGTTCTTCCAAGACGACGTAGTAAGGCATCTAACTCGGTGATGTCCATTCCTCGATGGTCTTTTACATCAAGTTTTTCTACAAAGTTATTAATGGCTGCTTCAGCGTTCTTTAGGGTAGTATTTTTTCCACCCTTGTTGAGTTTCTTAATTCCCTTGCGAACTTCTTCTAAACCATTTTTAATATTGTCATTATCTAACTCAAAAACAACATTAAGTGGTTCAAATTTTTCTTCTTTAGGGCGCTCTATTGCAGCACCTTCAGGATCTGCTATGTAGTCCATTTTGCCGATGGTGAAGTTCTTTATTTCTCCATTTTCAATAGCAGTAATGTTTATATTTCCGTTTTGCGGGTTTTCCCAGACCTTAACGGGCTTTACATATCTAGTTTTTCCATTGTAGTTAAAAGATATTTCGTCACCAGCGTCGATGGCACGTCGTATCTGATTCTCTAAATCTTTTTCCTTGCTTTTATCTTTTCTTCCTAGAGGCTCCATTAAAGGAACTGCAAATTTATCGTTTGCAATTTCTTCTACTGCTGGCGCTTCTTGGGCAGGACCCGCATTATCCTCTTGTTTAACAATCATTCTTGCTTTCCACAAACGTGGACCAGCCTCGCCTGGAATCTGTACCCAAACATAATCTTTATAAACTTTTCCGCCACGACCAATTCCACCAACTTTTTTGGCTTCATCAATTTGGTCTCCAGCACGAACAAGAACTACGCCTTCGCCGTACATCTCATTCTTCTTTGCGTTTCCGTGACGAACTTTGTCGCCAGGCTTTAGAACAACTCCATTTTTATCTTTATAGAAGCCTTCCTTGTATGCAAATCCGCCTACATCGCGACCAGCAACTACTTCAACTCTTTGTTCTAATGGTTGTCTTAGAGCGCGACCACGCTTTGGTCCATCACCCTTGTTCTCTTCTGGGGCAACTCTAAATCCTTCAGAGACTTCACCAGTACCGAGGCGACGCATATTGCGGATAGGAGAACGACGATCAAAGAAGCGGAAATATTCTTTCTGATTTCTTGGGTCTTTAATTAAAAATCTAACTCGACCAAAGGCTGCTGGTTGGATATCGAGAATTTCTTCGTAAACCTTGTTGAAGTTATTCCACAAGAAATCACCACGTTTTACATCTCTTGCTTTGGTAGGAGCTAGACGTCCAGCATTTGCTTCAACAAAAGCATTTACCTTAATTACTTCTGGGTTTTCTTCTACATATGTTTTTTCTTCTGCTGGTTTATCATCGTCAAGTTTTTCTTGTTCAACACGAACGTTATCAATTTCTTGCGGTGCTTGCTCGAGTTGATTATTGTCAATACCTACTAAATCAGCATCAATAATCTCTTTTAAGCGGTCAGCATATTTATTATAGGCTGCTTCATCTTTCCACTCAAAGTTACCATTTACGTCAATCTTTGCAAATGGACCGTCTTCTGGTAGACCATTGTCGTCATAAATTTCAATAGGTGCTTCTTCACGAGGACCACCATCATCTGGCTTGAGGAACATAATTCCGTCATCTAGCCAATCAAGTTCTGCAACACCTTTTTGAATCTTATCTATTTGGTCAGCAGTTGGTTTGTAGTCTCCAACAAATGCTTCTGGATTTACTTCTTGATTCTCTCCATCGACTTCTCTACTGTTTTCAATCTTGCTGAGAGTAAATGTTTTTCTACCCCCGTTTGCATCAATTGCTCTTACATTTACATTAGAGTTTCTAGGGTTTTCAAATATTTCTACAGGAAGAACTACACGCTCGGTATCGTTGTAAAGGAATGCAATTCTCTTTTTAGCAGCAATCGCGTCTCTAATTTGTTTTTCTAGTGGAACATCTCCATCAACAATAAGACGTACAGCATCTTCAGCAGGAATATCTACGTCGGCTACATCCTCTACTTGACCAACTAATCCTTCCTCAACAATCTTTCTTAACTCAGCGTTAGTGTCTACACCCTGAAGTTGAAGTGCATCACGAACTGCTTCTCCTGGAACGTTAGCAACGAAGTCTTCGCCATCATCTGTAGGAAATGCAACTACAGCAGCGCCTGGAACTTCATTACCTGGCTCTACAGAGCGACGTAGCTCTTTTAATAAATTATTTGTAGGAATCTCTTGTGCCAAGTAAACAGGGTTATCTGAAAAACCTTCAGGAAGAACTGCATCAGGGTTCTCTGCAGTTACTTCTTTCCATGCAGCAAATGGTTCTGGGCTAAGAGGGTTATAGCCTTCTGGCATTTCAATATCTTCATTTTCAGGCAAGTATGGAATATGATCTTTTGTTTCCATAAACTGGTCTAGTTCTTTTTGGCTAAGACCATCTAATAGTGGAGGAAGCGGTATTAGTTCTACTGCTTCAGCATCAAACTTTGGTGCCTCGGTAGGAAGTTCTAAATCAGGATTCTGTTCTGTAACTTTTTTAAATGACTCAGCAAGTTCCGGGATATTTCCAGAAACAATCTCTGCTTTCTTTCTAAAATCATTTAATGCTTTTTCATTACTATCATTGCCGAGTTTTTTATCATAAATTTTTGCTAACTCCATAGGAGCATCTGCACCTGCTTCTTGCAGAGCAAAGAAAATTGCTTCAGCAGGAACGAATTCATCTCCTCTATTAAAAGGAAGGGCTCCTACTCCTAAAGCATTCTCCCCATTTTCTCCTGGAGAAACTGCTTGCTCTAATGCAGCAAGCATGTCTCTTTCATCTTGCTTCTGGGCAAGTTCAACAGGGTCATCTGTGAAATCTGGGCTCTCTTCATCTACGCGTCCTTGAATATCATATTCAGAGGCTTGATTAATTTTGTATGCGCCATCAGGATAGTTGTATTCAAAGCCACCCTCAGTTGCAACTGGAGCATCTGGCTGTTGAGGTTTTGTAGGTAATTCTGCAACTGGAGCATCGGTACCTGGAAAATCTCCAGCATCGTTTATAACCTTTAAGTTTTCACCAAAACTTTTCCACTTTTCTTTTTGTCTTGGTGATGGTAAATCGACCATATCTGAATTCATATAGTCATCTAATGCATCAGCAAATCCTTCTGGCTGAAGTTTTTCATCTAAGAAGAAACTAGAAATCTCTTCAGCAGACATTGAATCAATCTTGTTTAAATCTTCTTCTGTGTACCCATAAGGAGCAGCGAATTTTTTAATTGCTTCGCGAGCCTTTTGAGCGTACTCAGTTGCTCGTGCGTCTTTATCTTTTTCTACAGAAGCCCAGTTTTCATACATCTTCTCTTCTAAAAGACCATTGACATCTTTTACTGAAATCTCGCCTTGCTCTATAACTCTTGCTACAAAATTGTTTTGGTTATATACGTTTTCTAAATCTGCTGGCTCTGTTTGTCTACGTAGCATGAGAGCATTATTTTTTTGTTTAATCTCCCAGCCTTCAGGAACATTACGGTCTAAAGCATCTACCCTATCGTCAGCATTTTTCTTTAGTTCTGCCTCACGATTTGCAATAGCCTCTTCTTTTTCTTTTTTCTCGGCCATAAGTTTTTCATAAGCATTCGGTGCTTTCTTATCTTGATAAGGAAAAAATCCATCTCTGAGTGGAAGCTCTGCTTGTGGATTAAGAAGTTGATCTTCATTTCCTTCTAGTTTGTCTTGAACATCTGCCCAAGTTTTGACTAAATCAATTTCTTCATCAGAGGCAGCATTTACAATTCTATATTCTCTTGACCCGTCATCTTGTTTGGATAAATAAACTGCAAACTCATTAGCAGAATCTACATATTTTTCTACGTTATCGCCCAACTCGTTGTAATTTTCATCTTTTATCCAGCCGTTAGGGGCGTCAACAAAAACTAAATCTTTTTCGTCTATAACTTCATCAGTTACGCTTGGAATTATTGGTTCAGGAGAGTAACCATCTGGAGTAGGTAGAACGGCTTTTACATACTCGCCTTTAGCAGGGTCAATCTCAGCGATTTTCCCGTCTGGAAACTCTACTTCTACATCTCTACTATTTTTAGCGTTAGCAACTACTCTTCCACTAATACCAAATACGTCTCCGTTGAGACGACGAATAAGAGCGCGAATGCCGCCACCTTCATAAGCAAATCTTCCTTTACGGTCACGACGTTGCCGTCTAGCACGCTCACTGCGGGACTCTGAAGAGTTTCCATCAGTTGCTGCAATCAAAGCATCGCCAGGAATCATCCCCTGAGGAAGTGAAAGCAATATTGAAGTGTAGTAAAGATGTTCTACGGATCCTGGTACAGCCTCGAATGCTGAAGCAAGAACTGCTTTTGCTCTTTCATCTGTAATTCTTGGGTCAGCAGCAAACCAACGAGAGCGCGAGATTCTTAACGCACTTGCAGTCATAGAGTGTTCACGAGTTGAACGTGGGTGAGAAATTGGTAGTAAATCTGTATTAGTTGCATAGAAGAAATCACTCTTATTGTGTTTAGCAAGTGATATGTATTTATTAAGTTCCTTCATTGCTAAATGCTCACGCAAAGATAGCGGTAAACCTTTACTCTCCTCTAGAGAGCGCATAACTACAGAGAAGGCCGCCTTTTTAGTAATCTTTCTTGCAGTAGATGTCGAAAAGTTAGCGTCGTCTACAACTGATAAAACTTTATCTCTTAAGTTTGCTGCTTGTTTAATAGCATTAGCGCGATGGCCTTCAGGAGTGATGGCATAACTGATTCTTCTTATTCTGCTCATGCTTCATCCTCCTCTTCTAAAACTGGAAGTAAATCTCCGTCTAAACTGCCTTTTCCTAGTGAAGCAAGTAGTGATGCTCTTAAGAACGGGTCTTCTCCATTCTTAACTGCTCTTAACCAACTTGCTCTAATTGCAGGCTCTGCTTCATATCCATAACCTAGATACTCAGTCATAGCAAAAATTGCATCCTCTACTGTTTCATAATCTTCTTTGTTTTTTAGTAGAATATTTAATTCTTGGTCTATTACATACTCGTCTAACTCATCTTTTACTTCAGTTAAATCTTTACTTCCTTTTACCTTAACAACTCCGTCAGGAATTACAGCAAATCTGCATTTTCCTGTTGGCTCAACGGGGAGAGCAATAATTTTACAATTTGAACCGCCAGCATATAAAACGCAATTGGCGCAAGTAACACCAATAGAAGCAACTTCATTTTCCGCAGGGGGCGTGTAGCCTGCCCAGATTCCTTCTTCGTCTTCATTAAACTTTCCATACTTCTGTGATATCTCGATTAGTGCATTTGCTAAATCTTGTTCTTCAGGAACTAAACCTGCTGCAGTAATAGAGTTTGATTTTTTACTACTGCGTGGGTGAGAAGATGGTAGCAAATCATTGTCTGACTTATAAGCAGCATTTGTTGGTCTACCAGATTTAAGTAGTTTTAGAAAAGCATTTACTCGTGCCATTGCCCACTGATTACGGTTCATACCAGGACGGTGTGAGACAGAAAATGCTCCAGCACCTCGGCGATAAACTGCTTTTAACATACCTAAAGTTGCCCTTCTTCCTTTAGGGCTTTTTTCATTGTGCTTGGATACTTTTTCTTTAAGAGAATTTTCTACTGCTTTAGAGAAAACAACTTTACGAGAACCTGATGCAGAACCTTTTTTGTTTTTGCTAGAGCCTTTAATTCTGTCTTTTCTAGGAGCAGGAGTCTGAGAAATTGTTCTTTTATTTTTTGCTGCAAACTCTGAATCATCTGATGCATCGACAGGAACGCAGTTGGGAACCATCTTGCCGTCCTTACCCTTTTTCATCCCGACTTGTTTATATCCATCCCAGCAAGGATCTCCTGCAGATACAAGTGAAGTAACTACATTGTCAAACGAGGTATCAGACATTTTCTGTTCCATCAACTGCTTGTTGTAATACTTGCTCTACTTCTGGTGGCAAAGGAGCAACAGAGTTTTGTTGTTGCGCATTTCTAACTGCACCCATCATCTCTGGAGCAACAGTGTTTAACATTGCCTCTGTTAACTCTGGACCAATTGAACCCTTTTCAGAGAGCATACGAATAGCAAGTTCATTTGGTGTTGGTGCATCCATAGATGAGAATCCATGTGCACGGCGCCATGAGTCGTAAGAAATAGCACCGCGGTCAAATCCTGAATCAGCATCGGCTGCTTTATCATTTCTAGTGGCAACTGCTGATGGGTCATACCAAACAACAATTCTACTTACCTCTGCTGGGCTAAAACCTTGTGCATTAAGGTATGGACGTAAGTAAACAACAGTTAAAGCATCAGCGATAAGTAACATCAATGGCTCAATGTGTGCCTTATATAGTGACTCATCAATCTGAAGCGCGTTTGAATACTTAACGTTTGCTAAACCAGTAACAACATCCTTAGGAACATCTAGTCCTTGAAGAATTCGCTCTAACACTCTGTCAGCACGAGAAGCAAGTGCTGGGTCAAATGAACGTTCAAACTTAAACTGCTTAATCTTGTCGCCAAGTTCTGCAGGACCACGAATGATTAGCGGAACAACTGCGGAAGCGGACTCTTCGTCACGAATCGGAGTTGTCATCGCATCGATAAGTTGCTCTTCAAACTCATCTTCTGCTTCTTCTGCAGTAAAGCCTGGATTGGCTTCGGTATCTGTGTCATATGGATAATCTGGGTCGCCACCTGCTGCAACTGCTAAACCATCTGGTAGATAAAGTGCGCCAGCGTTTAGGCGAGAGCGTGCTGTTGCACGGAATGTTCTGTTGAGAAGTAGAAGTTCTGCGCAAAGATCTAGAAGACCACGTAGTGATGAATCTGCTTCATCTGAATAACGAGGGTGTGAACGCCAGATACGACCTACAAATGCACTCTTAGAAAGTTTATTGTTGGATGTCATATTTCCACCAATACTTTGTTCCCTACGACCAACAACATTAAATCCACCACGAGTGTCAGTCATTATCTCGTCTACAGATTTAATATCCCAAGACTCTGGAATTCCTGAACCAACACGTTCTGGCATTTGAACTAAATAACATTCACCAGCAACTGAAATGTTTAGTGCAGCGTCGCGAAGAAGCCCTGCTTGTCCACCATATGCAGAATCTAAACGAGCAAGTGCTCGCTCTGCAGCAGCTGCTAAACGTGGGTCAATAGTATTAGATAGTGCTACTGGTGCTGGAGCTTCTGCAGCATTGTCTACAGCGGCAGCGTAGATACGAATACGAGAAACAACGGAAGCAACTAAATTAAATGCGTATTTAATTTCTCCAATAGCATCATAGTATTCCCATGCTTCAGATTGCCATGCGCTAGAACCAGCAGAGCGACGTTGTTTGAATTGTTCAAACTCGCCTTTGTCATTAATTTTAATTTGTACTGCAGCAGCAGTTAAAGTTCTTGGTGTTGAGTAAGACGCTGATTGAGCGTTAGAGGAAATAAAGATTCCAGTAGGACCTGTAATTTTTTGTCGAGTGTTTCTGACTACCTGAGTAGAACGAGTAGTAGATTTTTTTCTTTTTCTAACTTTATTTGGTTTATTTTCAGCAGGGACAATAGGGGTAGGCTCTATCGGCTCTTGGTGTTTAAAAACACTCACCCTTTTAACTCCTCGTCTCTGTGGCGGAGTAGAGGAGTCTTCATTTTTCCTCATACGCAGCCAGCAAACCAGCAATAGCAGAGATTGCTAAAACAATCCCTACTGGATGTACTACATTAGGGATAATCATACGTGATATTTCAAGTAGTGATGCGACCCAAACTGATGTACACCACATGCAGGTGAACAGATAACCAAACTTTGACCTCTCTGGAGGAAACTTTTTCCAGATTGCATTTCTTGGTCTAGAAAAAATCTCATCTACTACTACAAGCCTTGCGATTCTGTAGGTCGCAAGACCTGCGACCAACAGTTCAAAAAAGTTATTCATCTACTCTTCCCCTCCAACTGTAATGATTGAGCCGTAGGGATTCCAAGACCTCAATCTGGAACCGCAACCGCAGTTGTCGTCTTTACTGAATGCAATAAGTTTTCCTGATTCGGTGGTAACCCTGTGGATTCTATCTATCTTGCTATGAGAAACATATGTCTCGTTAAAAACCACGTTGGCGCCTGTAGGGGTGTCTACAGCAATTACAAGTTTGTTGTTGAGCAGAATTGCTCTACATCTATCTACGTGCCTAGTACCTGCAGGAGAGGCACCTTTAGGAAGAAGGTCATTTATATCTTCTAAAGAGCCTGGTAGGGCTAGGGCAACCATTGCTGGGAACACGTCTGCCACTACTTTCACACGACCCCCTTGTACTCGGAAGGTATGTAAAAATCTTCCCAGCCCAGAAATGATTTAGCAATTGTTAAAGGAACTAGAAGAGGTTTTTCTCTAGAAGCACCTTTGGGGGTCAACCATACATCTATGTCTTCTGTTTTTACTGCTATAGGGAAAGAAGCCCAGACTTTATTTTTCTTAAGAAGTGCTATAGGAAAAGCGATTGGGTGAGGAGACTCTTTAGAAGTAATTGTTTCTAAGCGTCTAGCGTTTGGTCTAGAACCTTGTTTTTCTGGGTTTAGCCAGATGGCAACAACTAAGTCTTTTTCTAAGTATGTTCCTGAAGAGTTTTTATATGTCTTAGCCATTGCTTATTCTTCTAGCCATCGCTCTGTAAGTAACTCCAGCGGCTTCAGCAATAGCAGCGGTTGAGACGCCTCTACTGTGAAGGCTCTTTGCAAGTTCTGTCAGTTCGCTATTGGCTATGGCTAGTTCGCTATTTGCTGCGCTCTTTGCTCTATAGCGTCTAGAAAGGCTTGAGAGGTGTTTTAAACGAGGTTTTAGCTCTGGAGGTACGCCTAGGGATATAGAACGTAGCCTAGGAGTGTCAGAGATAGGGGATAGAACTGTTAAAGACTTAGATGGAGTTTCTGGAATAGGCTTTATTTGCTCTTGTTGAGCGGCATTTTTGACCCAGAAATGGATAGTTGATTTTGGTTTAGGCGGAGTAAAGGACTCAGCGATAATCCCAAGTGACCAGCCTGCTTCCCAGAGGGAGCGGAGGCGAGCAGTAAATGCCCCCTGAGAAAGAGATAGCAAAAACTTAATCTCTTCCTTAGGTAGTTTTGGTTTGTTTTTCACTCCTTTATTTTACATTGTTTTGAGATGTCGTACAGGGAGAGGGGATTGATTATTGGACGAAAAGAAAGAAAACATGAAGGTTTCCATTATTTGGTTTTGGCCTGTGAGACGGCTCTGTATGGTTTCGGACATTTTCTAAATCGTTTCCGGAAACTTTTTTAATAAACTTGAGTCACCTCGACTCAAGTCTACTTTCTTACTTATATTATTACTATCTCACGCTCTTACTTGGCTGGTTAGGGTGTATCTAGTCAATGGGTTAATACCCCTCTTTGGCTAAGTTACTAGTGAGTAGGTTTCACTAAGTTACTAGTGAGTAAGGTTTCATTAGACTATCTAGGATAAATATCCTTTATTAAAGAGTCTTTTATTAGGTACTTAACAGAGAGCACGACACGCTGGGGTTACACACTTGACAAGTCTATGTACCTAGTATATTGTTATCTCATAAGCACAAGGGGTGCTTAAAAAAGGGGAAAGAGAAACATCATGAGTGCAATAGTGAAAACAGAATGTATTAGTAACGAGCAAGGTTTTGTGCCTTGCATACACCTAGACGGAAGTAAATGCTTTCTTGTTTTTTGCATGGAGTGTGGGAAAGATCTTTACAGAGAGTGCCAAGTCTAAACAAGGCTTGTGTTAGGTACTTGATAGAGAGCACCGCATGCTAAGTGTTATGCACTTGACAAGCCTATAAAAGTATTATAGTCTTATCTCATAAGCACAAGGGGGAAACTAATGAAGTGCACACAATGCAACACTTACCCGTTAGCGGTTCAACCGCAAGGACTATGCATCCACTGCTACGCAACAACAGAGCAAGCACAAGGGGGAATGCAGGTATATACAGAGGGCGGGTTGCTACACCGCAAGATGCTAGGACTAGAGGAGGGCAACTAAATGGCTAGAGTAATAGTTACGACTAAAGAGCAGGGAATCACTACGGCACTAGAGTTAATCGCTAAGTACCCGCTCCTTAGCACCGTAGAAGATATTATTGACCAAGCAAGATTAGACGGCACTCTAACTGATGAAACATCTACCCTAATCGTATGGGGCAGACTTCATAGGTCTATCCCTAACCTAGTGTAAAGAATTATGGCAAGAGAGAGGCTACGAAAGTAGCCTTTCTTTTTTGTCTAAGTTTGTCCTCTGAAGCTGGTTAGCAAAAAGTAAAAAAACTTTTGCAGCTAATAGAACCGAGCTACCGCATAACTAGACACATAACATATTAAATACTTGACAAGCTCTTTAGTATGGATGTAAGATATGTTTCATAAGCACCGCAAGAGGCGGGGCATAAAAAAGGGGAATAAGATGACTAAACATTCAATCAGCTTCCAAGTAGAAGGCTACGAATTAAATGAGTTTGCTTTAATGGACTTAATACGAACCGCAGTGCTACCAACTCTAAACCTTGAACTAGTTCCCGTAACCTTTGAGGTAAAGAAAGCTAGAAAGTAATTAAAGCTCTATAAAAAAGCCCCCCTCATAAGGGGGCTTTTTTGTTTTAGTAGGCTATTGAAACCTTTGTATTAACGAACAACTTTCTTACTGTGGACTCGTTAATACCTTCATCACCGCAGAAATCTAACAGTGCTTTGTGAGTATTCTCTTTGTACCAACCTCGTTTATCTAGGTCAACATCGGCATACCCTTTAGCAACTAATTGTTCTTGAACTAAAGCAACTGACCTAGAGTTTCGTTCATTGCTGCTCAGGACTAGCTTAGACAACACAACAACTTCTCCATCTTGGTAATCTGGTGCTGCTGCAGGTTTTTTACTTTTTGCTACTTCAGCCGCAGGTTCTGCTGGAGCAGAAACAACTTCAACAACTGGCTCTGCTTCTGGTTCTGGTTCTGCTGGAGTATCAACAACTTCTTCAACCGCAGGGGCTTCAGGCTCAGACGGCATTTCCCACCTAGTTGGTTCTTCTTGGTTTAGTTCATCGCTCATTAAAATCCCCTTTCTGGGAACTTTGTAATCCATAGATTAAAATTGCTTTGCTCGGTATTACCATTATAAGGGAATGTGCCTACACCCCATGACGACCAATTGCTTCCTGCATTACTCATGTGATAGGCAATCTGGGCATTGACAACTGGGTCGAACAAGTCTTTATTGGAGTTAAGTTCGTACTTATCACGCCGTGCTACGCCTAGCCCACCAATCATGTTGATTTGGAATATACCGTATGAGTTGTCTCCTGTTTTAACATTGCCATTAAAGGCTAGGGGGCGTCCATTTGATTCTTTCTTCACAACTGCCCACGCTACTTTGAGTGCCTTACCTTCAAACCCAACGGTGCTTAGCATCTTGGCTAACTCTTCATCGGTGAAAGGAGTCTTCTGCTCAGAGAACTTCTTCAACTCTAGGTTCCTAATTTTTACTTTATGCGCCTCGATTTCTTCTTCAATCTGGGCTCTTACTTCATCTTCACTTTTCATTGTCTGTTGTGCGTTTGATGCTTGGATATATGTAGAGAAAGCGGATACGAATACCACCGCAATTAAGACACTTACTATTTTTTCGACAACTCTATTGTTTGATTTGTGCATTGATTTTCCTTTGTTAGGGGACAGAGACAAGGTTGCTCAATTAGCCAACCCGTGCCACCCGCTCTGGGGAGACAGGTATTACAACTACCTTTCTAATGCGTCCTTAAGTCGTAAGTCATTTGGTCGTTCATTGGTACTAGGTTACCACAATTAGTGCAGGAAAGTAGAGTTTTGGCTCAGCAATCCTCGCAAATAAGCCCATTTCTGTAATCTCTCTCGTCTACAGCCATAGATTTACCGCATTTCCAACAAGAAATATAAATGATTTGTTTTTTGATGGTTTTCATCTAAATACCCCCCTTTAGGTTAAATAGTAACACTTTCCTGACAAAAAGTCAAAGACACGCCGAGACAGCAAAAAACCCCCTAGTCCCAAACAAACTTTAGGGGGCTTCTTGCCAAACCTTTCGGCTTACTTCTCTCTACTAGCCAAAGTAGCCGTGGCAATCGATGTAAGACCGAACGCCACCGTATAAGCCATATTGTCCTGCCAAGCCGAGACTAGGGTTGCAAAACCTAGTACCAGAGTTCCAACAGCAGTCCAGACTATGTTTAAGTTATTCATTTGTTGCCTTTCTTTTTAGGTTTAGTCCTACCCCTCAGGCGAGAAGAAGGATCTCTTAGTTGCGCTCCACCATTACGGATAGCCTTCCTAGCAGTTCTATAACAAACTCCCAGTTCAACCGCAACACTATCTATAGCCAGACCAGAAGTATAAAGTTCTGCAGCCCGACCCTCAAGTTTTTTACTTTTTGCCATTGAGTCCAGAACCTTGTTTTCTCTTAATGGCTCTGTAAATTAAAACTCCAAACAAAACCGCGAGCGCCGCAGGCGTGTAGACGGAGATGTCAAAAAAGTTGCTAGACAACTCAATCCACTCAAACCTACAAGCAAAATCACAGTCAATCAGTATTTCGGTTTCTTCCATTAGATTCCCTCTTTTACTTTGTTGTAATGAAGTTCAGCCAGTTCCTTGCGTAGTCTGTTGTTTTCCTGCAGTAACTTACCCTGAGCCCTAATACCAACCACCATGACAAAGCATGAGCCAGCGAGCGCAATCATAATTCCAATAAGTGTTCCCGTGTCAAGAACCATTTTTTACTTTTTCCTACCTTTCCTGTTTTTCCAGTTTGATAAACATTTCATTTGTTCTCATCTGAGGCATTGGTATCGCTTCCATAAATGCTTTTGCTTCAGCACTTGTTTTTAGTTCAGACCATTTCTCAAACTGTTCATCACTCATAGACGCAAACTTAATCAGAAACTCGGCGCGAGGTATGTCAATACTCTGCCTGTCTTTGATAAGAAAGCCTTCTTTTTTTGCTAAAGCATTTGCTTTTTTAGTTCTCCAACCTGACATTATTTACTACCCCCTTTTTTCGTTTTTATGGATAAAGCAAGTCTAAGCAGAATTGGTTCATCTGCTCTGTTGGCACTTTGCACTCGGCAGGTGTTGTCGCGTTGTTAGCCCAAGCAACAAGTCCAAGAAAAATAAGTGCTACTGCTACTCTGCGTCTAATATACTTTGCCTTCGTTTTCATATAGTCCCCCTTTAACCATATTGACAATTTGCCAATAATATAATTATACAGACTTTCCTGACAAAATCAACTTACCTGACTTTCGGCGTGTCGCTCTTTTGCTCATATATACGATTAACTACCCAACCATCTACTTCCATTTTGCTCGCTCTTTCTTCAGCGATTTCCAGCGAAGATGCTCGTATAACTTTTATCTTGTTCTTCTCCAAGATAATCTCGTATCTAGGCATTAGTTTCTCCAAGCCTCGACGCTTGCCTCTTTAAGCCACTTCTCAAAGCGACCATTAAACAAAGCGTGCTTGCTTCTCTTGGCTCTAATCAAGTTAATGGCATCTTCAGCCGTGTAACCCTCACGAATAAGAACCAAAGCCATAATCAGCCCTGAGCGGTTCATACCTGCTTGACAACGAATTAAGACACGCTGACCGCGCTTCCACTCGGCATGTGCCATGCGAACAATCGGTTGTAAGTCACTAGGGTCAAAGTCCCTCATATCGCTATCGTAAAATCCAAAGCGTAGTTCTTTCACAAACCAATCAACAGGGTTTGCTAATGAGTAAGCGGTAACCACTAGGTCAAAATCTTTCTTAGTAATCATTGGCTTTTCTAGTTGGTCAAAAACATCATTATCATCAGTTCCACCCTGCCATAAGCCCGGAAGAACCTCTGACCACAAGTCTTTTGGATAGTCAATGGTGTAAGAGCGTGGTGCTATTTTTGTTTCTAATAGTTCTAATGCTTCGTCTTGCGAGGAAATTGTCATTTGGTTTCCCCCTCTCTTTTTGTATTTTAGTAAGTAATTAAACATTTGTCAAATTACTTTTCTTATCTAGTTGTTTTTGTATTGCCCTGTTTATCATATTGTTTAAGAAATCCGCAGTTGCTTTGTAGTCTTTAGCACTACGACGCTTTTTGTTTTTCATGTGCTTCATGCGACCATAAGTTCCTAGTACCGCACTATCAGGTAACCCCTTCATTTAATCCCCCTTTTCTTACCTTGTTCCATAAGGATAGCACTTTCCTGACTTTTTGTCAAGAAAGCAACAATTTCCATAGTTAGCCTTCAGAAAAAGCGCTGACTTCCTACGCTCACTTTAAGCCCGCTTTGAAATCTACAAACAACTTACGCAGCCAGACAGCCAGGCTGCTGCAATTTTTTACTTTTTGCTACGGGCCCTGGTGAAAAGGATCATGATCTAAAAACAACTTTTGGTTCTGCCTTCCGCCTTGATGAAAAAAATGTTAAGTTTTTTCCAATAAAAAACTCCCTGCCGTATAAAGACAAGGAGTTTTTTGTTTTACTTAATTAAGTTCGGTAGGGAGTCGTATTGTTTCCCACCCTCTAGAGTTAAAGTGGTTCAGGTGACCAGCGACTTCCCCCTACCGAATAACTTTAGTATAGCAATTGTCCAAAAGAAAGTCAAGTATTTATAAACAACTCATTTACCAAGATTCTTAGTAAGCAGCGACAGCAGCACTAGCAAAAAGTAAAAAATATATCTTCAGCAGCCAGATGGCTCGACTACAAACAACTTTTTAGGATCCGAAGTGCTGCACCGAGATGTTAATCGGCAGCCCCGTGCTTGGATCTAACTTGGCTGCAATAGTTATTGCTTGTCTAATAACATTCTTGGCTGTGCCTAAGGTTTTCTTTTTGTTATCTAGGCTTGCCAGCATCGCTCCCATAGCGTATCCACTACCTGAGCCTATGGCGTATACGCCTGTTTCGTCATGTGCCCAAGAAAAGTCATCACCAATCTCGTAGACAGTTCCATTAACCGCAACCATTACTTGAGAGTCATGCTCTCCGTCTTTGCTATAGGAGTTGTCCTCGAAGCAACGCTTCATATCTTGAATAAAGACTGAAGAGATAAACTTGTCTAACTTTGCCCCATAAAGGTTTGGATTTACCGCAGGTGGCTTAAAGACATGTGTAAGTATGTTAATGGCACGCATATCTCCAGCCGCGCCAATTAAGTATGGACCATTTTTATTTACTTTGCCATTGTCTTTAGGCAGCGTATATATCTTGCTGTTGTCCTCGGTTAGTCTTGAGTCATAGCCTATGGCAGCCCAGTTCTCCCCCTGTATCGCTGCAATAGTTGTCATGATTTTTCCCCAATTTTTTTTACTTTTTGCTTAGTTTAGAAAGCCGTCCCACAAATCTTCTCTAAGTTTTTCATACTTATCTCCGTGGTATCCATTGTTTCTCGCTGAAACATCCTCATCCCGAAGTAGAGAGTCTAGCGAAAGGACGGCGGTAAAGTCCTTCTCATCAAACATAATAACAATTTTCGTGTCGCCATCGGCAGGATCATCAACAAGGGCTGCAATAAAAGGGACGGCTGACCCATTGGCGTGATAATACTTATCTACGATTTCCATGGTTAAAAAATACCCTACTCTCGGAAGGGTGATTTTTATTTATTAAACACCAAACCCCCCAGATCGGTGGGGGGTTGGCGGAGCATGAAGGGGTAGTCCCTGCTCTCAACTTGGGGCGGAAAAGGGGATTAACCGCTACCCAAGGTGAGAATTAGTTTAGCCTGATTTTTTACTTTTTATTTCCCAAAAGGCGTTTAGATTTTATCAACTATTGCCACCGGGACGACCACATTGGCAGAGTAAATCTCTCCTTTGGAGTTTGTTCTAGAAAATCTTCCCTTAGGTTTATCAAAAGAAATACTGATTTTACTTCTCCTAATGGAAACCACAGTTCCCTCTTCCCCTATCAAATACTTTGTTCCGCACTTGTCGTTTAGGACAACCTTGTCCCCGACTACGAAATCCTTAATATCCGCATCCACTCTTAGAGTGCTAAGTCTTTCCTCTATAAGTTTTTTAAGTGGGATTAGTTGTCTATCCAGTTCTCCACCAGCAATAGCATTGCAAGTTTCGTCAAACAAGTCTATGGAAGTCTTAATCATTTTCTTCTACCATTCCGTCTTCATCTACAACCCCGATACTATTGGCAACTGACGCTACATCAAATCCATAGTATTCATTCATAAATACAGAAGCGATACGAACCGCGAAATCGTTATCTGCTTCGTTCTCATCTCTGAGTTTTTCATCTAAGACTATTGTAGTCATTAGAGTAAAATAGTCACCAACGAACATTACTGTTCGGCTTGGAAATATATTATCCATTATTAGTCCGCGTCCTTTAGGTGTTCGGCAATATCTTCGGGATTTGCTCCCATTGAGATAAGCACCTTGCGCCATAAACTAGCGACCCCGACCTTCGTGTCCATAAGAAAAAATAACTTGTCCACGGAAGAGTCTTTCTTGTTCTCCCACTTCTCAATATCATCTCTCAACATCTCCAGCAGTAGTGCCAATCCCATATTTAGGAAAGCACCCTCTTCGGAGTCTACTTCTAACATTACTGTTTCTTTGTCACTCATTTGAGTAACCCCCTTTTCTTAACATAAGTATCTCATGCAATTTGTTTTTTGTCAAGCACCCTGTGGCGCATACTCAACAACGCGAACAATCGCTTCTCGTTCTATTGAGCCAAGATGAACCCATGAAGTTGCGTTTCCAAAAAACTTAGCGTTGTGATCTGTTCCCACTTCCCACTTAGTTTTACCAGTGACTTTTGTATCTATCTGATACACAAGCAAACTATCATGCTCTACATATACGGGATCGTCACCCTCCTTAACAAAATGAAAGTGCGACATCAACCTGAAACCCATAAAGGTTAAGCAATCGTCTTCGCTCTCGCTTGCGTAGACTTCTCCGAAACTTGAGATAAGTCCGCGTTCATCTATGCTTTCTCGATTACAGACCGCACTCGCATGATAAAGATAGCGCGGTAGATTTTTACTTTTTGCTACCACTCTGACCCCTGTTCTATAAGTTGCTCAAACCCGTCATTAGGATTTTCATGATTAGTGCTTACTGCTTGTATAAATCTAAGACCGCAAGAATCCTCAAACCACTCCTCTAGGGTGGCTAGCATTTCTTCCGGTGTTGCTTCCACATTTGTTATTAGTGGGTCGTATTGGTACTCGCGCATTAGTTCTACCTGTTCATCGTCCATTAGGACATAAATCTTGTGACAGGTGTCCCAAGCGATAGCCTTAGCCTCGCTCACTCTTTCTTTTATTAGTTCTAAGTTATTCATTACTTAGCCTCGCAATCGTGACCATACCCAAGTTCATCCGGCGTAAGTGCTTTTTCGCACTCTCCGCAAATAGGTACAACTTTCCCATTAGCGTATAAGCCTAAGTTTTTTAGAATCATGTCGGACATTTATTTACCCCTTTAAGTTTGTTGTTGTCGTAATCATAACATTTTATTAAAATAAAGTCAAGTATTATTTTTTATTCTTTTTTGAGTCGTGAAACTTTTTTTCACAAGCGGTGCTATAACACACATTGTTTTTATCATTGTTATACATAGAAAGTTGCTTTTCGCAGATAACGCAGAAACGAATCTTTATATTTATCTTTGGTGCTTTTGCACCGGGCTCTAACGCAACACCACCCGCATAGTGAGTTGGGCGAATATAAACCCTGCCAAACTCATCAAACTCTACTGAATCCATTTTTCCCCCTTGTTAATAGTTGTTTGGGGATAACCCCACCTTTCGGTGGGGCTTCCCCACATCTTAGAGCGACGCTATTAGTTCGTAGCCCTTGTTTTCTTTTTCCATTTGCTTTTCTAGAGCGAACCAATATGCCTGACGCTCTGTTGCGAAAAACTTTGTGCTTTCTTGTTTCTTTAGTTCTTCTGCCTTACCCCACATCATTACAACGCGAGTTCCCTCTTGTACAATCTCGTAAATCTTTTTCTTGCCGTTTTGTCCTCGTTCTCCGTCGGACTTTTTTACCAAGATAAACTTTTTCATTTTTTCCCCTTTGTTTGGTATTGGTTTAAGTATAGCGATTGGAGCAGGTTTGTCAAGTCTATTTAGGAAAAATCTTTATGTGTTCTATATCACACCCCCGACTCCTCGAAAAAACTGACATTTTTTTTGCTAAGGTTTTTGGGCAAGTACAAAAGTTGTTTGTAGTTTTACCTAGTCACTAGCGATCTTGGTGCTTTTTTACTTTTTGCTAAGACCTTAAAAAAATAACCCCCCTTGCGGGGGGTCATTCTTATTCTCCTGTTTTTACCGCAATTGTTGCGTATTTATATTTTATGTTCGGAGTTTTTATAGCGACCACATACGCCTGAGTGTTTTCTCCGTACCAAAGATCTGACTTCTCTACGGAAACGATCTTACCTGAGAAGTGTCGGTTTTCTGAGCGGTAGAGTTTGCCTATTAGCAAGTCCTCTATTGTGTATAAGTTAGCAGCCATTGTGTTGCCTCTTTTCTTTTAGTAGGAGAATGATATTCACTTACAAAGTGGATCTTATCGAAAAAACTGATTATAGTCAACTACCCCCAACCTACGGCACGAGAAGCAAGTTTTCTCCGTATTGGCTATGGATAACTTCTGACCGCACCCACACACCTGAGAAGGCTTAGCAAGTCTTTTCTTATAGACCCTACCCTCCAAAGGTTTTGCTGGCTCGATAGGACGGGCTTGGGCGGTTTGTAGATAGTCCTCTAAGTCATTTAGTTCCATGATATTCCTGCTTTCTTTTACAAAGGAGATATTTTCTCCTCTATATAGGTAAACGAAAAAACAGGGTAAAAGTCAATGAGATGTATATCACTCTATAAGACTTAACATTTTTTTGGTCAAGGTTTTCTGGGGTTTGACTTCCCAAGTTGTTTTTACTTAGCCGCGCAGCGGCAGAAGATTAGCAAAAAGTAAAAATTAACTTAGCCGCTGCGTTGACATAAAAAAAACCCTGCTCTGTGAGCAGGGCTTCTTTTTTTTTATTTTTAGATTTCTGTTTCCGCGTTTTCCTTTGTGCGAACAATTACCTTACTGTGTAGTTCGTTTCTCATCTCAAAGAAACCTGCTGACTCCCATTGGTGTTGGTAGACACGGGCTAGAAGTCTTGTTAGTGAGTGTTCGCTATCTATCTCTAGCGCTTTGTTTAAGTTGTAGATAGAAAGTTCCTTATCCCCACTCTCATAAAGAAAAGCAGAGTGAACCGCATAGAGATTAACAAGTTCGGACTGATTAACTTCCTCTATCATTTTCTTACATAGAGAAATCATAAAAGTTAATCCGAAGTCTTGTGGCATACCTAGAAAATAATCGCGAACAAGTAGATTTTTACTTATTGCTTTACTAGATATTTCTAGCGCTTCTTTATCTAACTCTTTTGTTTCCATAAAGTTAGTAGCAAGAAAGTTAAGAGATCTTACTGCCTCACCTATTGTTATTGTCTTTGTACTCATTTTTGCCCCTTTGTTTTAAGAAACCCCCCGCCGAGTGCGGGGGGCTTCCTTTTTAATTATTACCGAGTTGTTTTTAGTACTGTGTTGGTGCTTTCTGAAGTGAAAGCCTCAACTAGCGGTAGGAGTTCAGGGTTTTCCTGTAAAAACTTTTCTTTATCAAAGTTTGTACGAGTTTGTGTTCCTACTTTAACAACGGAAACTCCGTCAATAGTGCCTTCATCTGCGACACCGATCCACTTGTCGCCAACCTTCTTGTATCCAAGAAGTGAATAGATTTCGGCTTGTAGTGCCTTGTATTGGGCTTCTAAGGTTGCCTTATCTGCCTTGTTTGCCTCAAACTTTTCTAAAAGTTCTTTGGCGTTAGTTTGGTCAAGAGCGACTACTTTCGTATCGTTCTTGATAGTTGTAGTAGTAGTGCGAACCGCGACTACTGTATCTACAACACCTTTGACTGTATTTGTCATTTGTGTCTTTTCCTTTCGGTAAGAGAGAGTTTCTCACTTACATAACGGACAATACACGACTATTTCAGGGAAGTCAAGTCTAAAAGTCAGGAAAGTCTAAAATACTTTTATACCCCCGCAGCGGTAGCCCCGTGCTTTTTTTACTTTTTGCTATGCCAGATTTCCTGGAGCCGCAGACTTCCAAACAACTTTTACAAAAAAAAAGAAGACCTAGCGTTAGCCAGATCTTCTTTTTTCGGGAAGTTTTTAGATATACATACCGCTCAGTAGGAAAGAAGCAGGTATAACTTTTTTATCGTAGTTCAGCCAGTAAGCAACTTGCTCATCAGTAAGACCTAAAGTCTCACCCTCATCATCACAACTACCAGTAATAATCACATTACCGAGAATTGGATTACTAGCGTTAAAGGCATCTGAGTAGATAGCCGAAGCAATCATGTTTAGGGGCAGACCTTCAGCGATGCCGTTTTCGTTGCACCACACATCTGCGTCCTCTAAACCAACACACTCGATCATGCCACCAACGGCATCACTTAGTAGTTGGTAAGACTTACCAAAATCAAACTCAACGACGGATTTGTCTCCGTCTGTTGTAATGATTACTGCTTTTTGCTTTTCCATTTTTCCCCCTTTACTTGTTGTTGGCTCAATAGTAACAACTAAAAACAAAGAAGTCAAGTACTGACCGCAAGTCTTTAATTTTTACTTTTTGCTTTTACGCCGATACCAGTACTCGTGGGTAGTGTGGTTTTTCTACGCCTCTATCCCAGAAGCAAACCGCACCGCCCATGTTGTCTACCCACAAGTCAAAGTCGGCTGTGATACCCCAACCGCAACTTTTGCAAGTTACCATTATTCGTTCTCCAATCCTGCCACCATACTATCCCAGCATTTGGGATGAGTTCCTGAAATAATCTGTTCCCTTAAAGACATATCCAGTTCAGAAAAAGCGTCTTGTACAAACGCACCCCTTTTGCGTGCCATATATCCTTCAGAAGAAACTTCTACGAAGCCTCCCTTACCGCACATAACGCAGGTCGGTGTCCGCATTAAAACTGTTGTGTTGCTTGCCATAATTTTCCCTTTCCCTTTAGACATATTATTTCAGAATAATCTTTATTTGTCAAGCATATCAACAAGCGTCTCCGCATCAAAATACTCCTTATAGACATAATTTTTTGCCACATAAAGAGCATCATCTAAAGTGTGGGTTACCGCATCAAGGTGTTCTCCGTAGCAGTAAAGGTCAAACCAAGAGTTCATATCCACAATTAAAGTTTCGTTCTCTACCGCGTCATTAAACTTACTGTCCGTATCAAAGCCACCCCGTATTAAATCCGAACCACCCGTGTAGTACTCGTCTGTCTTTCGGTTATGTATCTTTGTATCTCCGTCACAGAAAATCTCAACGGCAAAGCCTTCATAAGAAACTGTACCTATGAAACCTTCACCAGCATAAAAACAAGCATCAAATCTTGTGGCAACGGAAGGCACTACATGGGGTGCGTATTTAACAACAAAGTTACTTTCGTCCCGCACCTGATATTTTTTCATTTTTACTTTTTGCTTTCGCCGCTGCTGCAAAGGGGTAGCGAAGTGGAACTCCAAAGGGGTAGGAGTTCCACTCGCTCTTTTTGGTTAAGCACTTTCGCGCTCACCAATTCTTGTCATAACCGCTTGCGCCGACCTACCAATAACTTCGGCAGTTTCCGCAGGTTGATTTATATCTAAAACAATCTCGGCATAATCTCCACCAATATCTTTCGCGCCTCTGCCGTTATCAAATGGCAACCATAAAACCGCAACGCCTGACGCTTTACATTTCTCCATAATTTCTTTTGCTTTTTTAGTTTCTTCAGGAGTGTATTCTCCGTCCGAAACAATTACGAGAAGTCTTGCGCCATTTCCATTAAGTAGATTTAGTGAGCCGTCCAACGCTTGGAAGGCTTTATTAAACTTTTCCATGCCGTCCGAAGCAGAATAAACATTTACTCTATCCAATCTTTGTCCAATAGATAAAGTTGGGAACACATCATTTCCGTAATAAACCATAGCGCAGTTGCCCTGAATACGATTTACTGCTTCGCTCATTACCCACGCAGTTGTTGCCATTGGGTTCATAGCACTTCCCATAGAACCTGAAATATCAACCATTACACCGACATTAAGAGTTGGCTCGTCTGTGTGCTTACGAACTGTTCTACGGAAAGGTTTTGCTTGTGCCATTTGTCCCCTTGCACGATAGGCAGTATTTTGGACAATAGCGCGAGCGCGAAGTCTTCCGGGTGGCACGATACTAGAAACCTGCATCTCATCTCTTTCGCGATACTTGGCTTTTTCTAGTGCTTCGCCAATAATTAAAGAAGCACGAAGTTCCTCAAAGGTAGGTTCTCTACTCTCAGTTAAAACACTTCGTGTACCTGAGTTAGCAGGACCTGAACTTTTACTAAATACTTTCTTAGCAACTTCTTCATTTTCTTTCTGCTCTTCAGCCTCAGAAGCCTTAGCCTTAACTTCTTCTTTCCAATCTTCAGATTGTTCTTGGTCGGCAAGTTCACCAAAGTTATTTAGTTCTACTGAACTACTTGCTTCTCCAAGTGCGCCTAAGATTGCTTTAAGAAGTTCCTTAGGTATATTCGCACCTTCTTGATTACTTTCATCTCCACGCTCTTTAGCAGTATCACGAACAATCTTCGCCCACTCTTTTGCTAGTGGATAAAGTTCTGTAGCATCTCTGTGATTGTCATGGAGTTGTGCTTTGCGAACTACTTCTCTCAACTTAGAAACAACATCAACACCAAGTTGGTTCTCAACAAGTGTGGTTACATCTTTAACTTCGTGTGCATTTAAGATGCCAGCGTCAATGCGAGCATGAACAAGACCAACAAGATTACTTAAAGATTGTGTCTGTGTTTCATTTTCCATATCTTTTGTATCGCCAATAACAATTTCCATAGCGCAAGAGCGAAGGAAGGTACGAGCCTTTGGATTAGAAATAACTCCTTGATACTCAATACGACTTTCTTCTAATAAAATTAAGGCTTTGTATTCATCTTTTTCTAATTCTTCATACGCCTTAGGCATAGACCAACCTGAGAAGCGAGCATGAAACGCTTCGTGAATAATTGCGCCAGTTGCTTTAGGAAACTCATACTGAGTAGCGCGATTAGAAATATCGCCAATCTCTAGTGGACTAATTCCTTTTCCGAAAGCCACATCAACATTTACTTCTATTTCTGCGGTGCTTGGGTTGTAACAAGCAGGCGCAGGACCGCCAGCACCAGGTCCAACATAGGCAACAAGGTCGTCACGAAGTGACCACTTGTTCGCTAACTGACCAATATCTCTACCAACTCCTAACCACTCTGTAGGTGTGGCTTCGGCGCGAGTTTCACTCATTTTAATATGAGCCATTTTTACTACCCCCTTTGTTAATCTAATTATTGCATACTAGGTATTCATTGTCAAGTTAATAAGGGGGGCGCATTTCACCTAGAGAAATACGCCCCACCCCCCAGCCAATCTAATTTAATAAATTAGATTTTGGCAGGCTTGGCTTCTAACCCATAAGCGCGAGTTAGAACATCTGCGACTACTGCCCTATCGTCAGTTGGGGCTGACGCGATTAAGTTGGCGATAGCGAACTCAGTTCCGAAAGTTGTTGCTATGTCACGGAAGGCGAGAAGTTCTCGCATCTGTGGCGACCAACTTATTCTTTCTTTATTCAGAACCTTGCGATACAAGTTTTGTGCGCAAGTAACCATTTGTGTTGGAACTCCTAAAGTGCGAGCCAAGTTCCAATCAGTTGTCATTTCTGCTTGGACAACAAAGCGAGATAGTAACGCTTCGCTAAGTCTTACGCCCGGAGCCTTTGGATTTGTCGCTGCGACAACATAGAAGTCAGGGTGAGATTTTACTGTTCCTCTTTCAGGATTAGCAGTAATTGTGATTTCTCTTTTTCCGTCCATGAGATTGTAAATAACTGAAAGAACCTTAGGGTCAATCAAACCAATCTCATCTATGAAATAAACTTCGCCATTTTCCGCAGCCTTAACTAAATCTCCGTCCACCCACTCAAAGTTTCCACTAGGAGTTTGGACATAAGAACCAATCAAGTCGGCAACTTCTACATCACCATTACCAAGTAGTGTGCGAACACCTTCACCAAAAGAAGCCTCAATCAACGCAGTTTTACCTGTGCCGGGAACTCCATAAAGCATGGCGAACATTGGTTGTCCAACACCAGTTACAACTGATTGCTTAGTTGCTTCTCTTGCTTTGCGTAGAACTTCTACATCTTTGTTCTGACCCCATACGCGAGCATGGTAGGCAGAACCATTAGGACGCAAGTAGACACTTTCTCCACCTAAGGCATCAACACTCATTAAAGCATCTGCCTTTGGTTTGCGTGACTTTCTATCAGAGCCAATCGCTCTCTCAACATAGCGACCTTGTGGAAGCACATTGGTAGACAACTGCTTTGACGCATTATCATTTACTCCTTGCGTTGCCACATCTATAATCATTTCCCAGTAGGTCGGAGAAAGATTAGGACTTAATTCTTTATATTTCTCTTTTAGAGTACTCATAGTTTATCCCCCTTTTCCTTATACCAATTCAGGAAAGCCAAGTGCTTTCCTAGAAATGTGAATACGATAAATTACCTTGTTAGGTGTTTTGCTCTTTCCAATATCATCAGCATCATGGCGAGATATTTCGGTAAGGATAGGAGTTTTCTCCATAGCCCAACCATTGGAAATAAGAGTGTCAAAGTAAGAAGTTGTATAGCGCATACGATTTTCCGTAAAGGTATCTTTATCGCTATCAGGAAGAAGTTGATTGTTGTCAATCAAATCTTTTACTTCTTTAGAGTTAATGGAAGTAGTTCTCCATTGTTTTTTAGGTGTAGCAGGTGTAACCACTCTTCGGTGGAAAGACATTGGAACTAGACTTCCCGAAGTGTTGTATGCGTCAGGTGTTACAAGTATCTGCATGACTTGTCCCGGCTTTCGGAACTCGGCATACACCGCAACTCCCTGCACTTTCTTTTCTTTATCCAGCATTTCTTTTTCCTTTCTAGGTTAAGGTTTCTTGCTAGGTATAAGTATTATTACATACTTTTGATTATTTTGTCAAATCGCTCTTTTACCAGCGTGTCTGATTGGCAGAAGGTTTCTAGACTTATCTCCTCTAGAACATTGTCAGGGTCATTGGTTTCACGAATAGAGACTTTCCGTGAGTGCCACTCAACTACCTGAATTGTGTCGTAGTCAGGTGAGCAGAAATGATTTACTGAAATACCATGTCCCAAAGTATCGTTCCAACTAGCACCCACAATTTGTGAGATACAAATACGAGTTGCGTAGTCAGAGTCGGACCAGCGACTTTCTGCTTTTTGTAAAGCATGAGCCAAGATTTCTTTTTGTGCTTCTCCACCCCATTGGGAGTAGATGTAAATTATTGGGTCGGCAGGTTTTGCCTGAAACCCAATCACCATACGATCACCCATTTTGTTTCCCCTTTTCTTTAGGCTTGGTAGAACTCTACCAAATTGTTATTCCTTTGTCAAGACCAAATCCTGCTTGGCGTAAAGTTCTATTGGCTTCAGGTTCTCAGGACAATCGTCATAAAGGTCCTCGTAATCGCCATCAAAGTTTTCACATCTCCAGCAGTAGTTGTCATTTGCTTCCATCTCTTCTTTATGAGTTGATGGAATATCCCACTCTCTAATAATTTCGGTCGTTGAGCCCTGAAAGTTTATTTCTGCTCCCCAGCCCTGTTCTTCACGAAACTCCAAAGTCATGTTCACATTGGGATTTTGTTGTGCCAGTTTTTGTATGACCTGAGTTGGTGAAGACCACGCAGTATCAAACTTATAGTGAAGAGATGTTTCATCTTCTTCTAGAAGTTCTACCTCGCAGGCGTCCCACTTAGTTCCCCACTCACGATTATTAAAGTTATACCAGTTGTATTCACTATCACCTTGCTTTTTTCCATCAGCGAACCCATGAGTTCCATAGTATTCATCTAACTTGTCTGCTGGTGGTGGAAGGATATTCATAAAAGAAAAAATAGGTTTCTTCTCTACTTCTTCCTTATTTTCATATCTAGTTGTAATGCTTGCGCCAACCTGCTCTTTTAATTTTGCTATGTCTTCTTTAGAACCATCTACTGATAAATGATTAAACACCCAATTAGGCATTTTTCCCCCCTACTAAGTTTTCACGAAACTCAGGTAAAGTAAAATCAGGAAG